TCCGTGGCCTGTGACAACCATATAATTTCGCGCGCCCTGCCGCAAGATGCGGGATATACCCATGCCGTGATTTTTTCGCGGGGTCGGACGTGAAAGCCAAACTTGGAAAGCGCTTCGTCGCCAAAAGTCATACGTGCCCGAAATGCTTCGCTCCACCTGATGTTCCTTGCGAGTCCAAGGATGGCCGCGCTCGTTCGTCGGTTCATCGCGAGCGGTTGAAGGGTATTGACAGCGATTTGCTGAGAAACATGCCGTTTCGTCCTTCGTCGGAGTTTTACAGTTCCGATGCTTGGCGTCGAGTTCGGTATCAAGCGTTGAAGAAAAACGGCGGGGCGTGCCAGTTGTGTGGTGATCGCCCTCGCCTAGGTAAACCGATCCATGTCGATCATATCAAGCCGCGCTCAAAGTTCCCAGACTTGGCGTTGGACGTCAATAATCTCCAAATTCTTTGCGCTGATTGTAATTTGGGCAAGGGCGCTGCTGACGCGACCGATTGGAGAAATCGCGCGTGAGCATTGCAGCGCTGGTAAAATCCATGATGGAGGCTGGCGCCCCACAAGAGGCGATCCTGATAGCTATTCAGGCCGTGGAGGCCGCTACGCAAAAACGTCAGGTCCAATCCGCTAACGCGCAAAGGCAAGCGCGATTCAGGGAACGAAAAAAAGATGCCACGTCACTAAGCAACGAAGACAACTCCGGCGCGAGTAACGTTACGGATAACGTTACTGCCGTTACTCCCGTAACGTTACAAAGCGTTACGCCAGTAACGGTTAGTAACGTTACAAGCGTTACGCCTCGCGTGTGCGAGCCCGCGCGCGTTCTTTGTGGTGAAGAAGTTAGTATATTACCCCTTGAGAATACTACGTATTCCATCCCCAAGGGGATTTCTGAGCCGGAAGCTGAGCGCCGGAAGCCAAGAGTTCGCCCGACCCGGTTGCTGAAAGATTTCGAACCCACGCCGGCCATGCGGAATTTCGCCAAGCGGCATGGATTCTCGGAAGCTGAAACCAACGCCGAGGGCGAAGCGATCCGCGATTGGTCGCTGTCGTCGCCGCATGGGGCCAAGCTCGATTGGGAGGCGACATGGCGAACGTGGATCAACCGTAGGGCTACGGAAAAGCAAGCCCGCGCCGGCCCCGCCAACGGCTCGCCAAGCCTTTTCTCGAAACCAGGAACTGACCCTTATGGACCCGAAAGATCAGCATCCGCAGCTTCTAAGCGCCAGCTTGAGGCCATCCAGCGAGGCGAAGACCCTTTCGACGCGATCAAGAGGCGATACATGCCCGATAAGCCCGGAGGAAGCGACATATCGGGCGAACCTGTTGTTCGGTTGCTACCGCCGGTCGGACGCGGCTGATCCCGAGATTTTCGCCGCGATGCTTTCGGCGATGCTGGCGCGCTATCCGGCGAGGGTTGTGGATCGCATCATGGACCCATTCAACGGGTTGCCGGCGACCTCGAAATTCTTGCCGACAATTTCGGAGGTCCGCGAGGCGTGTGAGCGCGAGATGGCCGTGATTGCCCAGCGCCGCGCGAGCGAGGAACGAGTCTCCGCCCAACTCTTCGAGCGCGACCGCATGGCCGCGATGACGGACGGCGAGCGCCGCCGCGAGGTTGTCCGCAAATGGCGCGAATCCATCGCCGCGCAAGAGGCCGCAAAAGCGCCGGAATCGCCGCAACTCGCCGACGCGCGCCGGGTTTCCGACCCCGAACAGCGCGCCAAGGTGCAACAAATTATCGAGGGGAAGTTGGCGGAACGCGCGGCATTTTTCGCAGCAAATCCCTGCGTCCTTTCCCCAGAAGCTCGCGCTGCATTTGGTCTTGCGCCGCTTATGGAATGCGAGGCCGCGTCGTGACCCCTGACGATCAAAAGCGCCTCGCCGAATTGCATCGCGAGGCCTTGGCAGACTGGACGCGGCGTTTCTTCCGCGAGCGCGGAATGCCGGAACCGGATAACGCCGGGTTGCGGGTGCTGATTGCGTTGGGGCGGGAAGATGAGCGGGGAAAGCATCAATGACCGCGATTTTGTGGGAGACCGCGCGATGATCCCGACCCTAGGATACCCCAGCCGTGGCGAGGCCGTCATGGCCCTGACCGCGCAAGGGCTGGACCGGTTCGAAATCGCGGCCCGTATCGGCATCAAGCCGGGATCGGTCGCGGTCCATCAGCACTACGGCAAGCGGGGCAGGATCGACCGATCCACCGAAACGTGCAGGCGGGTCAGGATCAAGCGCGACGCCTTGAATGCCCTAGCCTCGCATGCGGCTAAGCTCGGGTTGACCGTCGACAGCCTCGCTCGCCTCATCCTGCAAGCCGTGGTCGAAGGCAATATCGTGGACGCGGTGCTGGACGACGGGGAAGGGAAATGACCGACCCCGACTCCGAACCCAACCGCATCGTCCACGGCGGCTCCGAGGCTGGCATGAGGGCACTCCCTTTGCCAATAGACGATGTGTCGTTCGAAGCCGCCCTAGAGACCGTCCGCGTCGCCGCGGAACGCTCGTTCTCGGGCGAGGAAATTCGCGCGCTTGGGATCGTGACGCGAAGGGCGATGGTGAATGCGGCAGAACGAGGCCGATCGTGATCCGGGCGCCACTTGCCATCGACATTTGCTGCGGATTATTTCAATCCAAGCTCGGCTTGCGTGCATATTCCGCGATCAAACAGTTTGTGGCAGGTCGGACAAAGCACCCATATCATATGCCTCTGGCTGTTCTTCATCATGCGCCCAGCACCCTTTCTTTCAAATCCTGGGCGGTGCGCAATCTCGACAATTCTTCCTTCTCCGCAGGCTTCACAATTTTTCGGAAGATCGGGATATTTTCGTTGGAGGCGTTGAAGTCGGCAGTCTTTATATTGACGCCTGGAATTGTAGACTTTCTGAATGTCAGGCTTGCGTTTGTGAAACGCCCGGCGCTGAGAACGCGCTGCTTCGCGCGCACAATCCTCGGAGCAATATCTCTGATTTGTGTCGGGGGGCGTTATCAAGAAGTGATTGCCGCATCGGCCGCAGCCTCGGCCATTTTCTGTAGTGCCTTTGTGTTTTCCGTTGCGAATTCTCGAAGCGCGTTGCGCGCAATAGCCGCTGCACCATTTTTTATCTGGCCTGATGCCCTGGAATGGCTTGGCGCATTGCCCGCAAAACAAATCATACATATAGCGGGGTTATCACAGTGAAGCCTCTGATGATAGATCTTTTTGCCGGATTGGGAGGTTGGTCTCACGGTGGGTTGGCGGAAGGCTGGAATGTCGTCGGGATCGACATTGAGGAGCACGTCTACGGAGAACACCGCTATCCGGCGGGGCTGATCATTCAAGACGTGCTCACGGTTTCCGGGGGGGCGTTTTCCGAGGCGTCGCTGATCGTCGCTTCGCCACCCTGTCAGGAATACAGCTACATGGCGATGCCGTGGACGCGCGCGAAGGCGAAAGCGGCGGCCATCCGGGCCGATACGACGGGCACCGAGCTTGAGCGGCTGAACCGCCTGTTCAATGCCTGCTTTCGTATCCAAGCCGAAGCCTCGCTTGGGGCGGGCAGGCATATTCCGATGGTGGTGGAGAACGTCAAAGGCGCGCAACCTTGGGTCGGGCGAGCGCGCTATAATTTTGGATCGTTCTACCTTTGGGGCGATGTGCCTGCGCTCATGCCGGTTGGGGGCAAGCGCAAATCGTCAGGCATGAATTGGAGTGACCAGACAAAGCGCGGACAAGATTTCACGCGCATCGCCGGCCGTCAGGCGATGGAAGAGGAAGGGCTCAAGGTTCCCGGCTTCCGCTTTGATGGCAGCGGGCGCAGCTTTCAGAGCGCGAGCGTCGAAGGCCTCAAGAGTGACGGCGGCAGTTGGTTTGGCGATTATGGCACGATGGCAGAGGGCGTAAAGCAACGGGGCTCCGGTCGCGAATGGTTCGCGGGTGATGGAAAAATTTCTCGGATGACAAGTTCCAAGTCCCCGGCTCGGAAATTCGCCAGCGCCATGATCGCCAAGATACCGGAGCCGCTGAGCCGCCATATCGCGCGGACGTTTTGGCCGCTGGCCGCCGAGCGCGCCGCATGACCCGCTTTCGCCGCCGTAGCCTTCGCCGCATCCGGTACAAATACCGCGCGCCTGGCGCTCGCTCTCCGGTCGACCGCTGGGCTGATGTCGTCGAGACGCGGATAGACGCGCATCGGAGGCCGGCGCGTATCCGCCAGCGTAGCGGCGTCGCCGAGTGGGCATTCGTTTTCAGAGGGGCAAAGCATGTATCTCAGTGAGCAAATGCGCAAGCGCGGGGTGAAGTTGCGCGAACGCAACGCCCTGCCGATCGCTCCGTTGTCCGACGAAACCCTCGCGAAGATGGGCCGCTCGCGCCCGGCGCAGCAAGCGCGGGACGCCACATGAAGGCCCCATTCGCAAATCGCCAGCAGCTCGACCGCGGTATCGCGCCGGCTCACCTTCGCCGCATCAAGGATGCTGTCGCGGCCAAGCTGCTGGGCGCGGAGTACGGCACGCCGATCGCGCTCATGAAGCTCGCCGGGGAGCTGACCGAGCGGGAGTACCGGGCGTGCGTGCATTACCGGACGCTGCACGCGAATTATCAAGCCGCCATCGTCGCGCCGACGGTGCGCAGTCAAGATTTGAGCGCGCCCTCGCGCGCCGAACCTAAAGACCCATTCGGGGCCGCCGGGAGAAAGCAAGCAAGAATTGATCGCCGCGCGATAGACCAGTGGTGGGACGGTGTGCGGCTCATCGTTGGGCATTTCGGGAGGCCCGCGCTCCTGCGGTTTGACAGCGTCGTGCTGGAGGACGCGGCCCCGGACTGGAGCGGGAAGGTCCAGGTTGTCCGCGTAGCGAGGGCTCTCTGGGGCGCGTTTCTGGAATCCGGCCGAAAGTAACCCCCTTTGACAAAACTCACGAATCACGTTACTTTTGACAAAATCATATGATCGCGGGCGAACTGTGCATAGGCGTGGCTAGCCCTTTTTCGTGTTTGGCCCCTGTCAACCGGGGTAGAATTACCATGCCCGTCCTCGCCAATCTCAAGCACGAGGTGTTCGCGCAGTTGCTCGCCCAGGGCACTCCCGCGTCGCCCGCTTACGTCAAAGCCGGTTACAAAAAGGACGACGCGAACGCTGTCCGTTTGGCAGGCAATGACAAGGTAAGGACAAGGGTCCGCGAACTCGCTGCGGAGGGGGCTGAACGGGCAGGCGTCACGATTGACCGCGTGATAGCCGAGATGGCGAAGATCGGCTTCAGCGACATCCGCAAGGCCGTCTCATGGGACGGAAACAGAGTGGAAATGCTTCAATCGCACGCCATCGACGATGACACGGCGGGGGCTATCGCCGAAGTGGCGAAGACCAAGGACGGCGTCCGCATCAAGTTCCACGACAAGGCGTCTGCGCTTCTCAACCTTGGTAAGCACCTCGGCATGTTCCGCGAACAGCAGGAAATTAGCGGGCGGATTGAGGTCTCTTGGCTGCCTCCGCAGTAGCCCGTCGCGTCACCATCGAATACGCCCCGCGCCGCGTCTTCCTCCCCTTCCATCTTCGGACTCAACGCTTTGCCGCGATGGTGGCGCATCGGCGCTGTGGAAAGACGGTGGCGACGGTGAACGACCTAATTGGCCGCGCGATCCAATGCCCCTTGCCGCATCCGCGCTACGCCTACATCGCGCCCTACCTCGGGCAGGGCAAGGAAATCGCCTGGGATTACCTCAAGCGCTACGCCCGCCCGATTTTGGCTGACAAGAACGAAGGCGAGCTTTGGGTCCAGCTGATCAACGGGGCGCGCATCAGGGTCCACGGCGCGGATAATCCCGATCGGTTGCGCGGGGGCTATCTCGACGGCGCGGTCTGTGACGAATACGGCGATTGGCGGCCCAGCGTTTGGGGCGAGGTCATCCGGCCGATGCTCTCCGATCGCTTGGGCTGGGCGACCTTCATCGGCACGCCCAAGGGAAAAAACGATTTCCACCGCATTTATTCGGAGGCGGAACTAAGCTCGGAATGGTACGCGGGCCGCTTTCGAGCGTCGCGAACGGGCATCATCCCGCAAAGCGAACTTGACGCGGCGCGGCGCGATATGACGCCAGAGCAGTATGAGCAGGAATACGAATGCTCATTCGACGCGGCGATTATCGGCGCTTACTACGGTCGTGAGGTCGCCGAAGCCGAGCGGGCCGGGCGCGTCTGCCAAATCCCGACCGAGCGCGGCTTGCCGATCCAGGCCGCTTGGGACTTGGGAATCCACGACAGTACGGCGGTTTGGATATTCCAGGTCGCGGGCTCCGAAATCCGCGTCCTCGATTACGTCGAGACGCAGGGCAAATCGCTGCCTGAGACGCTTTCCGTCATCGAGGCGCGCGGCTGGCGGCAAAGGATCGATTGGCTTCCTCATGACGCCAAGGTGCGCGAACTCGGCAGCGGCAAGACGCGCATTGAGACGCTGCAGGCGTTGGGCTGCAAGGACATTCGGCTCGTGTCCGACCACGGCGTGATGGACGGCATACAGGCGGCGCGCCTCACGCTTGCGGCGACGTGGTTCGAAATCCGAACGACAGGCGACGGGCTAGAGGCGCTTCGCCAGTATCGATCTAACTACGACGAACGGCTCAAGATCTTCGGCGACAAGCCGCGCCATGATTGGTCAAGTCATGCCGCCGACGCGTACCGTTATCTCGCGATGGCGTGGCGAGAGCAGGCGAGGCCAGAGCGGCCAAAGACCGCCATCATCGGCAAGCCGCTTAACGCCCTGACGATGCAAGAATTCATGGATCTCGACGAAGCCCGAACGGGCACGGATCGAGTTTAGCCACCGGACAACCTCTTGGCCAAAACTGAGATCGACATCGCGGACGACGAGCCGTCGAACGACGTAGAGTCGTGGCTTTCGCGTATCGACCAAGCCCAAAAGGATATGACGACGTGGAACAAGCGCTGCAAACGCATCCGCGACAAGCACCGTTACGAGGGGTCGCAGACCAGCAAGCGCCGTCGCTTCCAACTGCTGTGGTCGAACCAGGAGATCATGCGGCCCAGCGTCTATGCCAGACGTCCGAGCCCCGTCGTGCAGAATCGATGGAAAGACGGCGATGCAGTGGCGCGCATCGCCTGCGAGCTGCTTGAGCGCAACCTAGATTTTCAGTTCGACCTGGGCGAATACGACGCGACGTTCCGCTCGGTCCGCGACGATTACCTGCTCTACGCGCGCGGTGTTCCGCGCCTGCGCTACGAACCCACATTCGAGCAAGACGAGGTGGAAGACGGCCTGGACGGCGAAGACGCGGTGGGCCCCGAGGGAGCGGATCCCGAAGGCGATGCGCGCGAGTCGCTCAAATTTGAGAATGTGCGGCTCGACTTCGTGCAGCGCGAGGACTTTATCCACCCCAAGGCGCGCTCGTGGGAGGAACTGCCGTGGGTAGCCTATCGCGCCTTCCTGACCCGCAAGGAACTCGTACAGCGTTGGGGCGACGACCTCGGCAAACGCATCGCTCTCGACACGCGCTCGGCCGGCGACGATGACAAATCCGACCGTCAGGACACGGCGGAAGCCAAGGCGACGATCTACGAAGTATGGGATAAGACCGAGCGACGGGTGACGTGGGTCGCCAAGGGCTACCCGGAAGTCCTAGAGACCGACGACCCCTATTTGCAGTTCGACGGCTTCTTCCCTTCGCCCCGCCCTGCCTATGGCACGCTCTCGACCGATAGTCTGGAGCCCGTTCCCGACTTCGTCATGTACCAGGACCAGGCCGAAGAGATCGACGACCTCACGGCCCGGATAGCGGCGCTCTCGGACAGCCTTAAGCTCGTCGGCTTCTACCCGGCGGGTCCCTCTGGCGAAGGCGCTCCCGAGATCGAACGCGCCATTCGTCCTGGGTTTGAAAACAAGATGATCGCCGTCAAGTCATGGGCGGCGTTCACGGACGGCGGCAAGGCCGGCGCGCCGATTGTGTGGCTCCCGGTCGAGCAGGTCGGCAACATTTTGGAGGGATGCGTCAAGCTCCGCAAGCAGCTCATCGACGACGTCTACCAGATCACCGGCATCTCGGACATCATCCGAGGAGACACCGATGCCGAGGAAACCGCCGCCGCCCAGGGCATCAAGGCGCAGTGGGGCAGCTTCCGCCTGCGCGAAAAGCAAAAGGAGCTGGCGCGCGTCGCTCGGGACGTGACGAGAATGGCCGCTCAGATCATCGCTTCCTGCTTCCAGGTCGCGACGCTCTGCAAATGCGCCAACATGAACGTCCCGACCGACGCCGAAGTGGCGCAGAAGCAGCAGCAGTTTCAGCACGCGGCGATGCAATGGAAGATGATGGCGGCGCAGCATCAGCAAATGGCGCAACCCGGTGGGGTGCCGGCGGGCGCGCCGGGGCCGGTCCCTCCGGGTGCGCCCCCCCAAGCCGCGCCGCTTCCGCCGCCTCCGCAATGGCAAGACCCCGGCCCCACGCAGGAAATGGTCGAGAAGCTGTTGCGCGACGGTGTGACAAGCCGCTTCCTCATCGACATCGAGGTCGATAGCACCATTGCGGCAGACGAAAACGCCGAGAAACAGGCGCGCACGCAATTCCTCGAAGCAGTATCGAAGTTCGTCGTCGCATGGATGCCGATCGTTCAGGCCAACCCGGAAATGGTGGGCATGGCTGGGCAGATGCTCATGTTCGCCGTTCGCGCCTTCCCTGTGGGGCGCGAGCTTGAGGAGATCATAGAACAGACGATGGACAAGATCGGCGCGGCGGCCGGCCAGCCGAAGCCCCCCAGCGGGGAGCAGTTGAAAGCGCAGTCCGACATGGCTAAGAACAAGGCCGAGATCGAGAAGGCCCAGATCGACGCGCAATCGGCGCAGGTCAAGGCGAGGTCGGACATGCAGCGCGCGCAGCTCGACAGCCAAGCGGCGGTCGCCGGGCACCAGATGGAACTCGAGAAGATGCGGATGCAGATGCAGCTTGAGACCCACAAGGCCAATCTGCAAGGGCAATCGATGGTCGCGCAGCACCAGATGGATCAACAGCGCATGCAGGGCCAGCAGCAGCTCGACAGCCAAAAGCAGGGCGCACAGCAAAAGACGCTCGCCCAGACCATGGCGACGCAGGAACAGAAGATGGTCGCCAAGGACGCGCTCGGCGCCTTCGGCGAGCATGGCGGCTTGGCCCCGCAACCGCGCGAGGATGAGCGCAAGCCCAGCCCCGCGCCCTGGTACACTCAGCATCCGGCCTACAGCGATCTCATGAGCCACGTCGGCCGCCTTCGCGCGCAAGATCGGGCCGCGTGACGCGTAAGAGCGTAGACCGAAGGATAATATAAACACCTTCTTAAATAGGATGCGTTTGAAATGAGCCGCCTTACTCCCGGCGATCGCCGCGCCATGCCCGCATCCGACTTCGCCGGCCCTGGCCGATCCTACCCCGTCGAGAACCGCGCCCATGCCGTGCTCGCCAAGGCTATGGCGGATCGCGCGGTGGCGACCGGACGCATGCCCGTCGGCGAAAAACAGCGCATCGACGCAAAGGCGAACAAGGAACTTGGCAAATGATCAGGCGTCTCGCTCTCGCTCTCGCGCTTGTCGTGCCTCCCTTCGCGGCCTTCGGGCAGATCGTCACTTCGGTGCCGTACCCCTACATTCCCCTGTCGCCGGGGGAGCACAATGTCGCTCCGGCAATTTACAACGTCGAGCAATAACCCCATGCGCGAAACCTTTGTTTATCGAGACGGCTGTCTCGTGCCGAAGCATCGCGCCGCCGCGCCTTATTCGCGCGGTCCGCGCTCCGAACTGCCCTTCCCGCATTTGATCCGCGATCAGATGGGAGCGGTTCGATCCATGCTTGACGGGCAGCTCTACGATAGCAAGAGCGCATTGCGGGCGACCTACAAAGCCGCCGGGGTCGAAGAGATCGGAACCGACGTCGAAGGCGCGACGAGGCAGGCTTACGCCTCAATGCCTGCCAAGCCGCCCGTCACCATGGAAGAGATCGCCGCCGCAGTGAACAAGGTGAAGCAGGGCTATAGGCCAGCGCCGCTTTCCACCGAAGCTCAGCTTGACGCGATGGACGCCGACATAAGCACCGCCGCCGACAGAGACGCATAACCCAGGACGCCGACCTCAACGGCGTTCCGCAGCCCCAGCATGGACATGTCAGACGAAATCCTTGTCGATAGTCAAACCACGCCTGAGACCGTCGAGAGCTCGTCGCCCGAAAGCGCAGCGCCCGAAAGCCTGCGCGATGCGGTTCGCGCGGCGCTCGACAAGGCGCGGGCGCCGGCGGAAGGCGACGAAGGCGAGCGTGCTGCGGCCGATCGCGCTCGCGACGACCGTGGCCGGTTCGCGGCCAAGCCGGGCGAGCCACCGCAGACGCCCGCTGTCGCCGATCCGCAAGCGCAGACCGAAGCGGTCGTCTTCAAGCCACCGGCTGGATGGAACGCAGCCGCGAAAGCCGAATTCGCTCGTCTTCCGCCTGCCGTCCAAGAGAGCGTCGCCAAGCGCGAGCAGGAAATCAATCGCGGCTTCGCTGTCCTTGCCGATTACAAAGGCCTTGACGAATTCACCCCGCTGATCAAAGCCAGCGGGACCACGCACGCCGAAGTAATGCGGCGCGCGCTCGACTGGGAACGCTCGCTCAAGACGAACCCAGTCGACACGGTGTTGCACGTCGCCAAAATCGCCGGCGTAGACCTGGCGCGGCTCGTCGGCATGCAGGGGCAGAGAGGCAATCAGGCGCCTCCGCAGCCCCAGCAGACGCAGGCGCCCGCGTTCGATCCTCGTCAGGTCGAGGCGCTGGTGCAGCGCACCATCGCGGAGAGAGAGGCGACGTCGCACGTCGAACGCTTCCTTTCCGACCCCGCCAACGTCCACGCCGAGACTGTCGCGGATCACATGGCCGCCCTCATCAGCTCGGGGCAGGCCAAGGATCTTCAGGACGCTTACGACCGCGCATGCTGGTCAAACCCCGAAATTCGCGCCACGCTCGTCAACCAGCAGCGCGCCCCCGATCAACAGACCCGCAACCGTCAAGTCGCCGATCAGGCGCGACGCGCCGGCCGGGCCATTTCCGGAGCGCCCTCCGGACGTCAATCACCCTCATCCCAGGGCAACCCCGCCAGCGTCATGGACGCCATTAAGATGGCCGTCGCAGCGCAACGGGACGCCTGACTCTCATAAGGATCAAGCCCCATGGCTTCGCCTCTCGTTACTTCGGTTGATTGGGGTGACGTTGTCACCACCACGCTCGAATTCCGGTCCAAGAAACTGGCCGATAACATCAGCAACAACAATGCGTTGCTCTCTGTACTGCGCAAGAAGGGCAAGGAGAAGCCCTTCGGCGGCGGTCGCGAGATCATGCAAGAGCTTCGTTACGCCCAAAACCAAACCTTCATGTGGTATTCTGGCTACGAGTTCCTGAACGTCGCGCTCAATGACACGATGACCGCCGCGCGGTTTCCGGTCAAACAAGCCTCGATCGCCGTGACTATCTCGGGTTTGGAAGAGTTGCAAAACTCTTCCGACGAAGCGATGATGTCGCTCATCGAAGAGCGCGTCGAGACGGCCGAAGATACGTTCTGGAATCAGATGAGCGCGGGCGTCTATTCGGATGGCACCGGATGGAGCGGCAAGCAGATCAACGGGCTTGCGGCGCTGATCAGCAAGACTCCCACAGCAGGGCTCGTCGGCGGCATCGACCGCAGCGTGCAGACCTGGTGGCGCAATCTGTCGATCAACACCAACACGTTCTCGGCCGGGACGCTGAACGGCACGCCGACCGCCGCCACGATCCAGCCGTACATGAACTATACGGCGATAAACCTGAAGCGCGATAGCGACGGCGTCGACCTGATCGTCGCCGACAACAACTATTATCAGCTTTACCTGAACAGCCTGCAGGCCATCCAGCGCATCAGCGGCGGCGACTCCGGTGATTCGAAGGGGGCGGGCGCTGGCTTCATGTCGCTGAAGTACTTCGGCGCCGGCAAGAGCGTCGATGTGATCCTAGACGGCGGCCACAACGGTCAGATTCCGTCGAATACGATGTACTTCATCAACTCCGATTTCCTGTTCTTCCGACCCCATAGCGGCCGGAACTTCAAGGTTATCGGGGGCGACAGGGCCAACATCAACCAAGACGCCAAGGTCCGCATCATGGCATGGGCAGGCAACCTCACCATGAACAACGGCTCGCTCCAGGCGGTGCTTTGGCAGTGATCTAACCGGGCCTCCCTAGCAGGCCCGGCTCCTCCCCTCTTTCACAAGGATCAACCTCAATGGTTATCGCATATCGCGAATTTGAGGGCATCGGCGCGAGGATTTTCGCGCCCGAAGGCCCCTTCACCTCCATCAGCGGAAATCAGGGCCCCAATCCCTCTTCCGATTGGGCGCTTGGCACCATCTGCGCTGGCGACGCCGAGAGCGAATACGTCTATCTCCAGCTCGTGGTTACGGCGTCCCTCACGCTCAATCAAGGCGACGTGCTGGTCTGGGATCATACCTACAGCGCCGTTCCTTTATTGACGCCTGCTGCGGCGTCCGGGTTGGGCGGCGTCGGCGTCGATGTCGGAACCTTCTTTCTGGGAGGCCGCGTCGGCGACCCCGCCGCCATTCTCGGACAGGGCAACAATTGGTCTTACACCTTCGCGCCGGGGCTCTATTATATCTGGGTGCAGCGCGCGGGCACCTCCCTGTTGAAAGCCGGCACGATAACCACTCAGGCCACGGCTTCGGTTTCCACAGCGGTCGCCGGTCAGATTTCGCAGATAACGCAAGTTGGCCATGCCCTGACGGTCGGTCCCGTCTTCACCATCCCGCAGTCGGTGACTTTTACCGGCACGTTGACTTCGGGCTCGACTAGCATCACCGCTTGCTCGGCCGCGAATGGTTCTGCGCTCTACGGTATTGAGCGCGGCATGGTGTTGACGGGCACCAGCGGCTTTGCAGCCGGCGCTGTCGTCGCCGATATTCAGGGCTCGACCATCGTCATGTCGATCGCGGCCACTGCGACCGCGAGCGCGCAGACGAACACCGCGACCACCCAGCAGTTCGTCGGGTCTGGCGCCAGCGGCGCGTCTTTCCTGACGTCCAGCCAAAGCGCGCTTTCGAACATCTACCCGAACCAGACGCTCAACGGCACCGGTGTTACGGCGCTGACGATCACCTCCATCACCGGCGCGCCCGGCTCGTGGACGATCAACCTTTCGAGCACGCTATCCGGCGCGGCCACGAACGCGACCTACACGGCCACCGGCTACTACGTCGGTTATCTGCGTTGGGCGACGGTCACGGCGACCCCATAATAGATCGGATACGAACCGCACGAAACAGAAGGGGCGTACGCGCTCCTTTTTCATTTCCCATCAACCGGAAAATCAGCATGTCTTACTTTGACGATATCGGCTCGCCCGGCGCGGCCAACTTTACCGTTGGCCTGGACGGCGGCTCGCGGCTCGCGGAAATGAATAAGGGCGTGACGCCCATGTTTTCTATCCTTCCCGTCAAGAACGATTCCAAATCGAAAGACGCGGGCCGTCCGATTTTCGACGAGATTGAGATTTGCACGCTGTTCGTGGCGGGCGACCAGTACAACAGGGTCACTCACCCCGCCGACAGCGAGTATATCCAGAACCGATTTCCGGAAGAATATCGGCGCTGGAAAGAGAAACATCAGGACCGCCATATCAGTGGCACGCCGCTGCGTGAATGGCCATTGATCGGGCCGGCCCATATTGCCGAGTTCGAGGCGCTCGGGATTTTCAACGTCGAAGGGCTCGCCGGGATTCCCGAGAGTTCGATCGGCAAGTTCGGTCTGCGCGAATGGCGCGCCAAGGCTGCTGCGTGGCTTGCATCCGCCAAAGACGGCGCTGTGGTGACGAAGCTCGCCGCCGAAAACGATGCGATGCGCGGCGAAGTGAAGGAACTCGCTGACAAGGTGGCGCTGCTCTCCGATCAGCTAGCCGCCGCGCGTGCGCCGAAGCCTGATCCGGGCAAGCACAAGGCCGCTTGACGATGAGCCTGCTGACCATCGTCCAGGGCGTCGCGCTCCGCTGCAATTATCCGCAGCCCAGCGCGGCCTTTTCGTCGATCGACCCGATCATTCAGCAGATGATAGCTTGCGTCCAGGACACAGGCGATGAGATGGTCGAGCGTGTTGATTGGCAAGCGCTGAAGATCGCGAGCCCCGTCACCTTCACCGGCGATGGAGCGAGCACGCTCTTCGCGCTTCCCGCCGGATTCTCGATGGGCATCAACAAGCTTTCGCCCGATTGTTTCGTGTCATCGGCCTATCCGACGCTGCGGATGGTCGGGCCCGTCATGGAAGACGATCTGCTCCGCATGAAGGCCCTTCCCATGTCGCTCTATCCGAGCGTCTGGCGCGTCGTCGGCAGTCATGTCGAATTCTTTCCGGCGCTGCAGGCGACCGAGATCGTGTCCTTCGTTTACCAACTGGGGCAGTGGATCACGAACGCGGCCGGGACGCCCTACAGTCCGCCCGCAATCGCGGCGGACACCGACTTGTTCGTCTTTTCCGAGCGCGTAATCAGGCTCGGGGCTATCGCTAAATGGAAGCGGCTGAAGGGCCTCGATTACGCGGAGGAGTTCCGTGCCTTTGAAGCGTCGCTCGACCGCGTCTCGGCGCAGGAGGACACGGGGCGCATCATTGATATGTCGAACAGCG